AGCACTCCGAGCTTGGTCCAGCCTGCCCAGGTAAAAGTGTTTTGCGTCGTCGGCGTAGTAAAAGTCCTCCCAAGGTAGGCACTGTCACTACTGTTAAATCGAAGACTTCTTTCAATAAAATATCCTTCTTCTTCCAAGGAGGAAAGAAGCAATGGATGGGCAGATCCTGGGATGCTCATTTGTTTACCGACAAATTAACCGACGTTAGGCAGCAGTTGTGCAGTGATGCCACTTGTGCTGTGTGCATAATACACCAGCAAGTCTGAAGCGCCACTTACGACGGTGTTGCTCGGGGGCGTGCTATTAGGAAATTCCCATGCGCCACTGTATGACACTACAAAATTATTTCCTTGTTCAATGCGAATGGCTCCACTTTGCCCGCTTGCCACTCCGCTAGGAAATGCCAAGGTGGTTGTACCACTTAGTGTCATTTCAAAATTATTAGCAAGAGCAAAGTCAGGAGTTACCGTGCCGCTACCAGCCAGAACAACAACTTCTCCTCGTTGGGCTGCCGTAAAAGTTTGAGCTAAGTCAGTCTTGGCAGTGTTGGCATCAAAGGCTTGAATGGTGCTACCAATCTCTCCGTCAACAAAAGCAGTGGTGGCGATGGCAGTGGAATTATCTCCAGCAGTGGGAGTGGGGGCTTCAGTGGTGCCAGAAAGTACTGCATTGACAAACAGTCCGTCATTGATGACAGTGCCACTTGCCAGCGTATAGGCTTCGTTCCATGCACTGCCGTCCCAAATTTTAAAGCTAGGGGGAGTTGTGCTAATATCAAGCCAAGATTCGCCCAATGAATTGCCGCTTGCTCCACCACTTGCAGGCACGGCATTAGGGGCGCCGCTGCTTACATAGGTGGGAGCAACTTTAATCAGTTCATTCCCATCGCCCCGCAAGTAAACAGCAGGATCGTCAGCATTGTAATTAACGGCAATTTGCCCAAAAGCAAGGCCAGAAGCGACTGGACGCTTACTAGCAACGCCGCTACGAAGATTTTGAACGGGAACAAGAACAGTCATAACTAATTAGGCAATGCCGTAAAAAAGTGAAAGGAATTAATATTCCCCAGAGTCAATCGCATCAGTTGCCGTGTTAATGATAGCAACCAGTTGATTAGCAGTAAGGTCCTGAACATCGCCAGTGCCACCGCCAGCAGCGCGGCCTTTGACCAAACCTTGCGCTATTTGCACAAGGCGATCATTGCCAACGGAGTTGGGAGCAATGGCGCTAGATGAAAACACTGTCCAAGTGATGTCATCCACGTCAAGGATGGGGGCATCATTCACCTGCACAAAGGCAATGCCACCCTGAGAGGTGCCACCAATGATGAAGGTAAAACTACCAGCTCCCAATTCTGAGCTGGCATTAGCATCGTCGGAACGAGTAAGTACTGCAGGGCGGTTAGCGGCGCCTTCGTCAGTGACAACGTAAATGCCGTTTTGCGTGGCAGTAGTCTGATTTTTAATCAGCACTCGCTCGCCGCCGGTCATGGTAATGCCGTCAAGCGTCAACACGCCGTTAGCACTTGCCTGTAAATACAGCGTGTGGGCAATTACAATGGTTCCAGAGCCAGTGCTGGTAATATCAATTTGCGTGCCACCAGCGGCATTGGCGGCGTTCGTGGCAAGTTGAATAGTGTTGGCATCAATATTGATAACAAAATATTCAACGTCAGCAAATACACCGCCAGGAATAAGACCAGAAGACGAGATGTAAACTCGTTCGCCAGTATTAAAGCTGTGATTGTTAATAGTGAAAGAATCAGCTCCAGTGTTAACTGCGCTAACGGTGCCGGTTGCGTTGAAATAGGTGCTGGTAAAATTAACGGTTGAAGCAGCAACGCATGACTCTTTCAGCGTCAAGCCTTGGGCAACTGAGTCCGCATATTCTTTGGTTGCCGCGTCGCGTGCGCTGACGGGAGGAGCAAGATTAGTAAGGCGGAAGTTGTTGAAATTGACGTTTTGCGACGCGCTGTTTAGCACGTTATTTGCATTAACGTCAACAGTAATTTCTTGGCCAACAGTAGAAACAATTGCCTTTGCCGATGCAGGGCGAATGCTCTTCAGTTCAATGCGATACTCACCAGCAACTGCTGATTTGCTATTGGCAATTAATGATTGACCAGTGGATCCAACATTGACGGCGGTAGACACGCCCTCCAAGTTGAACAAGCCAGTTTGAGCCGTAGACCCTCCCGTGCCGCCTTGACCAACGGAAAGGGCAGTGGTAAGGCCAGTAAGCCTCGTGATGTCGCTATTGTCGCCTCGTGTGGCAGCGCCAAGGCTTGCACGAGCAGCAGAAGCAGTCGTGGCATTAGTGCCACCCAGTGCCACTCCCAAGGGCGAAGCAACATTTAAAGAGTTAATATCAATGCCGCTAGGCACCACATCAACGGAAATAGTATTGCCACCATCTCCCGTGGTAACGCTAATCTTTCCACTGCCAGCTTTTACTGGTCGGAAATTAAGCTGTTTTGTGCCATCGCCAAGTGTACTAACGCTTGACAGTGGGCTGATGGGACTACCAGCGCCAGAAAGCGTAACGCCAGTAGAAACAGCAATGGTGCTAACTGTTAAGTCAACGCGGTTGCCTGACGGATTATCGGCGCCATTAAGCGTGATACCAGCGCCTGGAATAACATTAAGCTCTTGCCTAGTGCCAATTACGCCGCCGCCGCTGCTAACGATAGTGCGCTGTACTGTCGTATCAGGCACCACGCTAATGGTAATCGTATTGCCTGGATCGTCATAGACTGCGTTGATGCCCGTGCCATCTTGCACGAACAAGTCAATCATGTCCTGAAGATCTTCCTTCAGATTGGCGTAGCTAATACGCTTGGTAACCGAAAGCGAAGGGTCGGAGGTGTTGTCGACAATGACAAAAATATCATCATTGCTGGGCTGAACTAGCTCAACAAGATCCGTAATGAGTCTACTTTGAGCCATAGATTAGGAAGCCCCGCTAACTTTGATTTCCCTGAATACTGGTATCGTAGCACTGACTGTGCGTTCTCGTGTCCAAAAGAAAGGTCTTAATGATGCAAGTGTAGCAACGGTAAAGGTGTGAATAACATTAGAGTTTCGCGCCGCTTGCACTTGTCCTGTTAAGCCATCACGACGAATTTGCCATTCATCGTCACTCCGCAAATAAACAGGCCCTCCGCTTACTGTAATGTCAATTCCGCTGCCTGCAATTGCATCTGCATAGCTAGCAGCCAAAAGAAAAGCGTCTGCCCCTGATGGAATGACAAAATACTTAACATCAAGCTGCAATGGAGCGGGAGTGCTTCCGCTGTAAATAACCACTGCATCTCCCAGTCCGTAGCCATGGCTTGTGCTTTGAAAAGTGTCGAAAGCAATACTTACGCCACTGGCAACACGCTCTTTGGCAACGCTGCCAATTGTCACTCCAGCAGCAGTAACATTTACCAAACTTCCGTTAGTAATGTTTTCAGCAAAGCCCACGGCATAAACGCCATATGCGCTGCCATTGTCTGCAATTTCTTGAGTAGAACGCCAAGTTGAAACCTGTGAAATGTTTGCGCTAGTCGCTAGTCCAATAGCAGTGGTAGCCAAAGTATTTCCCGGCAACGGGGCTTGAAATGCATCAGGCCGCACCTTGAATTGAACATATCCGTTGCGAGGGTCAAACGATGGCGTCTGAAGAAGTTGCGTGCCAATGCAAAATGCATAAGCTCTGTCAGAGAGATCGTCTGGCAACCCCTCAGTGGTTAAATTAACAATGTCGCTGCCAATAGCCATTCTTTTTACCGCAGGCCGTAGTTAAGGAATGCCCGTACTTCAGGGGCGGGGACTATCACATTATAGGAATTAGTTGTAGAGCAGGCACTTGTCCTCATCCATTCTGCATTTTTTTCTCCAAGATCGATGGGAAGTAATGCATCTTCTATCCGACGGGCAGCAAATACAACGACGCCTTGGTCAATGGGGCGAGCACGGGACGCCACTGCACTATCAATGGCTAAGTCGTAAAAACCTCTGCCAAAGTTAGGAGCAGTAATGCCATCATTTTCGTAATTGCTGTAAGGGAAGCCACCTCGTGACGTGGAAAGAGTAAGAGTGAGAGGGCTAGGGACCGTCTGCACATAAAAAGTCTGATTGTTAATAACAAAGCGGAACCCAGGCTCTAACGTATGTTTTCTATTTAGCGTAATTGTGCTATTTGTAATGTCAATAATTTCGTAGTCTTCATTGGCAATGGGAAAATCAAACTTGCTGTCGTATTCAGTGGTAATTGATTCCCGCACCAAGTCGTAGATGGAAGTGAGCTTGACGCTGGAATGCTTATTGGGCGGAATGTACAAGCGAGTAAGTTCTTTGCCTTTCACTATTTTCTTCACTACAAAATTACCTTCTAACGTGCCCATATCAGTAGCCACGTAGCGATCTTGCAGGCTCAGTGGAAGTTGCTCTGGGAACTCAGTTAGAAGATTAAATGGCTCGGCAAAGACAAAACCATCAGGACTGGAAAGCACGCCTTCCGTAATGGCATCATCAATAATTTGGAAAGGAGGGTTGTTTCCGTCAGGGAAAAGCAGTGTGATAATCAGCAAATCACCGCCAGGTGCCAATAGGAGCGATTCGGCTAGCCCAAAATCACCATTGTCATCTCTAGGAAGCGTGCCATTGAAATGACCCACTTCATCAAAATTTTCAAACTCTGGGTCGCGAATTACA